ATCACTTCTTGCAGCAGGTCAGACAGTGCAAAGTTTTGATTTTGCTACGTTTTATATTACTTTTGGTTTGTAAAAACTTCTCGCACACATTTTTTAACATAATAATAGTTTGAACACCAATCAAGATAATAAGCTACAGAAAAAGGTTGTTGGGGATTCCTTACTGATGTCCTTTATTAAGACGTGCCGTTCTCATGCAGATGTGTTAAACATGGCTTATATCAACCATATGTGTGGTAATGGGCAGCGTTGGATGAGCGACATTGTGGGCAGAAAGAAGCCTATCAGAGACCGAGAGAAGGTCATCAAGGTCATCAATTCTATATTGGAATATTGCGATGAGGTAGAGGAAATGAGAGAGAAAATTGAACGCCTAAAGCATGAAATCGAAGCACAAGTATAGAGCAAATTGGCTCACCTATTTTGCCGAGAAGGACATAAATCCGAGGAACGCACTAAAGATATTCCGACCAGAATTTGATCCATTGAAGGTCAAAAGGATGATGTCCTTGTTTCATGGGAGGATGATATTCGAGGAAGAAGACCTAGTCGATTGGAAGAATATAAAATCATCTATAGAGAGAACAGACACAAGAAACAATGGCAAAATCTTTTCGTAGTCAGAAGTATTTAAAGAGGGCAGACACATATCTAGCCCTCGACACTATGCACAAAAGAGTGAACAAGATATGCATATCTCTGGGCATACCACAAGATCCCAAGTCATATGTATACTTCGACCTTGCTCTCTTGAGCTTCCCTCAAGGGGAGAGGAGGAAGATTCTCAAGCAGATTTTTAGCAAGTGGGGTACAGATATAAAGCTCGAACACGAACCTTATTTATTAACATTGGAAAAATTTACAAAAAAAGTTTTGGATGGTTTCGAATAATACATTACATTCGCAAAACATTAATAAAGAAAACCTATAAATTATGTCAAACATAACAATTTCACCAAAGACGGTTATGCCGTTCATTGAGCCTCGAAGAGAGGAAATGATTAAACTGATGGGAGGAGAAGAAGTCCTCATGAGAGAGATGTCTTTCGCCATCCAAGCTGCTAACAACAACCAAGTGTTGGCAAATTCTAACCCACAATCAGTTGCAATGGCTGTGTACAATTGTGCATTGACCAAGTTGTCTCTGAACCCTGTGATGAACTTGGCTTACCTCGTTCCTTTCAAGGGTAACGCTAAACTTATGCCTGGCTACCAAGGTATGATTAAACTTATCTCTGACACAGGGATTATCAAGGCTGTATCTTCTGCTGTAGTTTACCGAGGAGACGAGTTCGACTTCGTTCAAGGTACAAACCCTGAGATTATTCACAAGCCTAAAGGGGAGACGTTCAAAGACAGCGATGTAATAGCTGTATACGCAATCTTTGTACTGCACAATGACGAGAAGCTATTCGAGATCATGTGGAAGCCTCAGATTGATGCCATTAAGAATCGTTCAGAGACTGGTCGTAGAGATGTTGGACCTTGGTCTACTGACTATGCAGAGATGGCTCGCAAGACCGTTGTTAAGAGAGGTTGGAAGTCTATCCCTAAATCATCTTTTGCCTTGGATAAGATTGAGAAAGTTAACACGGCTATCAGTATTGACAATGAAGAGTATAAGACAGTTGAGTATGTTAAGATGAGCGAGGAGCAGGTTGACCGCTTACTTGAGAAGACTACCAACGTGGTAGAACTTGAGACCGCTTTGTCTGACGAGTCAGTAATGATTGATCCTGAGCAGAAGAAAGATATTATTGAGAAGGCTCGTAAGAAAGTTAAAGGAGGGGACAATGAGTAATCTATTAAACGAAATCCTAAAGGAACAAGCACAAGCGTCTGACCAACGCTCACAGGCTTGGTTCAACGCTCGTGTGGGTAAGTTCACCGCATCGGAGATATACAAACTAATGACTCAACCTCAGACGAAGGCAGCGAGAGACAACGGAGAGTTGTCCGAGACTACCAAGACTTACATCATGGGCAAGGTTGCCGAGGAACTAGCAGGTGTTGAGCAGACCACTAACTCTGCGGCTACGGACTGGGGTGTAGAACATGAGGCTGAGGCTTGTAATCTATATGCCGAGATGATGGAGTCTCGTGTCGACTCTGTAGGGTTTATCCCCTACGGAGACCACGCAGGAGGTTCTCCAGATGGTATATGCTCACGCTTCGGTGTGATTGAGATTAAGTGTCCTTACAACTTCGAGAATCATGTGCAGAACCTTCTCATTGCAGACGAGGATGACCTATTCAAGCAGAGAAAACCTTACTGGTGGCAGTTGCAAATGAACATGATTGTTGCAGGAAAGGAAGAGGGGATGTTCATATCTTACGATCCACGAATGGATGGGAAGAACAAGTTAGCAATAATTCCTGTACATTTACAATCGGATTCAAAAGAAATTTTGGACAACGCTATTGCAATGGCAGTTAAGTACAAACAATTTTTAATCGAAAAGTTAGGCAACCGATGATTCTAGACGAGCATAAAAGACATCAGATAATAGCATCCATGCTACACGCAAATGCTTTTGTAAACATCTCTGACCAAATAGGCCCTCCCTTTTGGGAGAAGGAAGTAAAGATGAAGGGTAACCAGTTCGTTAAGGCTGCCGAGCAGAGATATAAAGTATTAGCCACCTCCCTCTTCGACATAGAGGGTGGTGACTACTACCTTCGAGCAATGGATGACGCTGAACATCTCATCGAAGAGATTGCTACACTACCCTGGTTTGCTTATTACGATATCGTTCAACTAATTAAAAAATACAAGGATGAAAAAACTTTGGAGGAGAGAGAGAAAATTCAGAAAAGAATTGACTCTGAATCAACAAAAGAAGAGTGATATTTACACCTTACTTGCCCTATTAATTGCTATATTTATCTACACACAACCGTCATGAAAGATCACCACAAATTTTTAGCATTTGCCATAGGCATACTAACCTTTATTGCTATTGTCCATATACTTAGTGTAAAAGTCATGGAAGAAAATAATGACGTTAATACAATGCTTGGCAAACAAATAGAGGAGCAGCAGAAGGTTATAGATGCGAAACAAGTTCAGATTACGCAATTGCAACGCACCCTAGCGAATCTAAAGGGAGATGTAGTAGTTATAGATAACAAGTCAAAGGAAACTAAAACCAAATACAAAGATGAAAAAAGGTATATTGATCTTGCTACTCCTAGTCAGCAATCAACTCTTCTCTCAACTAACATCACAGAGTTCAAGGATCTTGATAAACAAGGATACTTTGACTTGCCTGAAGGATACTGAGATTAAAATCATTAACAAGTTAGCCGCAGCCGAGAGGTTCTACCACTCCATGTACGATACTCATTTGAGTAAGATTGCTAACCTTGAGAAGCAGATTTCTATCTTGGATGTTATTGCCAATGACTATAAGGTTTCTTTCGAGGCTAAGTCAAATCAGTATGAGTCCTTACAGATGCAGTACGAATTGAGGGTTAAGGAATACGATGAGTTGGAGAGTTCCTATTGGACACTTAACGCAAAGAAAACCACATGGAAGACTCTTACAATCGTGGGCATACCAGTCTCCTTCGTTGGAGGCGTTCTACTTACAGTTAAACTTTTAAACTAACACACATGAAAACACTAGCAGACAGAATTAAATTTCTACCAATCACACAAGACCTCGTTAAGTCAACCCTCCTAGACTTGTCCCACATCGGAACACAAGTTATCGAGGGTAAAGTTATTGAGGTTGGGCCAGAGATTGAAGAGGTAAAACTTGGAGACATCATTCGATTCAACGAAAAGACTCCTGTATACCTAGAAGAAAAAGGTATAAAGGTTGGATACATCATGGAGTCTGACGTGCTACTTATAATGGGTAATGAGACGGAAGGTTAGGTACTGGAACGATATCCAAATTGACGATGGTGCCTGTTATATGTGGAACGGAGAGTACCAAGTTATAACATTCAACAACTCAAAGGTAGGATACTTTCATGCTTGGGGAATTGTCTCAGGAGAGAGCGTTGCGTTTATTGAAAATTATGAAGGTCATATTGAGGCAATTAACCCAACATTCATTAAATTTACACACGAGAACACAACCACACCTCATTTGTTTCAAGCGTTATCATTTATAGAAGATCAGGAAATGAGAGAGAGGGTTATAAATGTTTTCTTGAACACGGATGAATACAATAAAGGTTAACATAAAACCACTGTCTATAAACAAAGCCTTCCAAGGCAGAAGGTTTAAGACAAGCGATTATAACAATTATGAAAAGTCATGCCTGTTGATGATGCCCCGGCTACGGTTTCCCCAAGGCAAGGTCGCACTTCATATACGGTATGGCTTTTCTAACAAAGCATCGGACGTAGATAATCCCACTAAGTTAGTGTTGGACATCATGCAGAAGAAGTATGAGTTTAATGACAAGGATGTTTACGAGATTCATCTCTATAAACTAATTGTCCCACGAGGTAAGGAGTTTTGGGAGGTTACTATCATCCCTCTAGAATGATTTTTTTTTCACTGTTGAGCGAAGGCGGTTACTTCAAACGTGGAGTGCCGCCTTTCCCATTTCTAGCCCTATTTTTTGACTGACCTTCAGAAACAGTTTTGCCAGATTTAGTATGGCTCATGTCTTTACCATCCTTGTTCCCGTAAGTTTTAGCCTTGCGGTTCTCCTTGTTCAGTTCTGAACGATACTTACGTCTCTCGGGAGTAGAATGATATTCTTTGTTGTACTCATCCTTTTTAGCCTTAGCCTTTGGATTCGATTGAAAGTATTTGGCACTCTCTGATTTGCCTTTTTTAGTACCTGCTAATGAATTTCTCATGTAACAAATATAACACTAAATTTGTTACGATGATTATACATGAAATACAACAAGTGCTTTGGGTGGAGACGGAGTTA